AACCATACAAATTGCTGATGGTAAAGGGGGATTTGCTATACCTCCTATGCACGGAGTTGTTTATAATCTAGCATCTACGCTACAAAAGAACGACAAAGGTTCTTGGTATGGCTGGGTTGTAACGCAGGACAGAATTTTAGGTCAGGAAGATAAATCTTTGTATTTAAGTGCAAAGGATTTTTCTGGAAATGTATCTAAAGGGACCGTTCAAACAAAAGCTGATGTAGAAGAGAAAGTTAAGGACGCAACTCCTTACTAAATAGATAAAGGGCCCATTGGTCTTGGACGCTATGCGCGACACGCGTTAGGAATAATTCCGGGTGAGACCTACCGGAAGCCCTTTACAAATTAAAAAGAAATGATAATGGATAAATTCAAATCAATATTTTCAGGATTAGAAATCGCTTATGGACAATACCAACCCGGTGAGCGAGGAGAGAACGGAAAACAAAAAGGTAAGGCTTTTATTTGTCGGAGGGACGTTACCGATAATTTATGGACAGACCACCTCGAAGGAAAAGGCCCAGCACTTGGTATCATCCCTATTACACAAGACAATGATTGTAGGTGGGGCTGCATTGATATTGACGAATATAACTTTGATCATCTTAGCCTCATTAAAAGTATTCGGAATCTTAAACTCCCTTTAGTAGTTTGCCGCTCTAAATCAGGCGGCGCACACGTTTTTTTATTTACCAAAAAAAATATTCCTGCATCATTGATGCAATCAAAATTAAAACAAATGGCTGTCATACTTGGGTATGAAGGGTCAGAAATTTTTCCTAAACAAACTGAAATACTTGTGGAACGTGGGGACACAGGTAATTTTTTAAACTTACCCTACTATAATCAAATGAAAGGATTGCGTTATGCTTTCAATGATAATGGCTCCAGTTGTACACTTGAGGAATTTTATAAGCTCTATGATCTTTACTCTTGTACAGAAGAGGACTTACAAAATATCAAAACAGAAGAAAAAAAAATAGAAGAAGCTTTTCCTGGTGGTCCTCCGTGTTTAAATAAACTTGCATTAACAGGTTTTGGTGAGGGCTCCAGGAACAATGCATTATTTAATGTAGCAGTATATTATAAACAATCACATCCAGATTCTTGGGAAGATGAAATTGTAAAAGCAAATCAAAAATTTATGGAACCTCCGTTAAGTAATAGTGAGGTGCAGCAATTAATTAAATCAGTAAACAGAAAAGGTTATGATAAATATAGATGTAAAGATGCACCTATCAATGCAGTGTGTCAAGCAGGTCTATGTAGAACTAAGAGATTTGGAGTTGGTTATGGTGAAGAAGAGATGCCAGTATTAGGTAGTCTTACAAAGTATGCATCAAAGCCGCCTGAATGGTTTTTAGATGTAGATGAAAAAAGAATACAATTAAAATCAGAACAACTTTACAGCCCAAATTTATTTGCACTAGCATGTTTGGATCAAGCAAATTTAATTGTACCAATACCTAAACCAAAAGATTGGAAACAACATTTTCTTAAACCTATGATGGATGGTCTACAAGAAGTAGAACCATTGGAGTCTTTGAATCCTGTAAATGAATTAACCAACTTATTACAAGACTGGACAACGAATAGACAATCAGCAAGAACTTGGGATGATGTGTTTAATAAACTACCATACACAGATGAAAAAAGAGAATTTACATATTTTAGAATGGAAGACTTTTATAATTTTTGCAAAAGAAATCATTGGGAAAAAGATAAAAATCAAACAGGTAATTTAATAAAACAATTAGATGCATTTGTAGGAGAAGAAAGAATTAGAATTAAAAAACAACAACCAAGATTAATTAAAATAACAACTATGAAACAAACAGAAGCTTCTGTGTCTAAAGTCCCATACTTAGAAGAAAACTTCTAATGTTTGATAAAGACGTAGGACCTAACTGGCATTTAAGATTTCGTTTAAAACTAGAAGAGCTAAAAAAAGAAAACGAATATCTAAAAATGAAAAATAGATTATTAAAAAGAAAAATAAAAAAATATGAAAACAATAATATTAGGACCACCAGGGACAGGAAAGACAACAACACTGTTGAATCTAGTCGATGAATTTATTCAAGACGGAGTAAGACCAAAACAGATAGGTTATTTTTCTTTCACAAAGAAGGCAGCAACAGAAGCAGCTACAAGGGCTGCTGAAAAGTTTAGCCTGGACATAGATAATGATCTTACATTTTTTAGAACGCTACACTCTTATGCATTTAATCAATTAGGAATGACAAAAGAAAAAATGTTAGGACCAGATGATTACAAAGAGTTTGGTGAGAAATGTGGTATCCCAATTAAAGTTGCAAAGTTTTCTGATAGTGATGGCACGTTTAACTCAGACAATGAGTATCTTACAATTATAAATACAGCTGCAGTCAAACGTATGGATCTGTTGGAGTATTATGATTCAAGACAAAACATATTAGATATAGAACGTAATACATTATTTTTATTAGCAGAAGAATTAAATAGATTTAAAAAAGAAAAAGGACTCAAAGACTTTAATGATTTATTAGAAGATTTTATTAAAAAAGAAAAAACAAATAGTTTTAAAGTTTTATTTATAGACGAAGCACAAGACTTATCTCTGCTACAGTGGGAGATGGTAAGAAAGATTTGGAGCAACGCAGAAAAAACTTACATAGCAGGTGATGATGACCAGGCTATATTTAAATGGGCCGGTGCAGATGTAGATCATTTCATTGCACTCAAAGAAGAAGTTGATGACATAAAAACTTTAGATCAATCTTATCGTATACCAGGTGGACCTATACACGAGCTCTCTCAAAAAATTATTGGTCAAGTACAAAACAGATTTGACAAATCATACAGACCTAGAGAAGAACACGGTGCATTAAAAAGATATTCTGATATTACACAAGTTGACATGAGCGAGGGTAATTGGTTGGTGTTATCTTCTGCAAATCATTTTTTAGATTCTGTAAAAGAAGTTTGTGAATTACGTGGTTGGTATTATTCTTTCAAAGGACGTAACTCTATATCTTTAAAATTATTATTAGCACTAAACAATTGGGAAGCTTGGCGTAAAGGTGGGTTACTAAATCACCTGGAGATAAAAAATATTTATGAGTATCTTGGATCTAATGTATTAGAAGGATTTAGAAAAGGTAAAACATTACACTCTGAAGATAAGTATACATTAAAAGAATGTGAAGATAGTCATGGATTGATCATTGATAGAGTTTGGTTTGAGTCTTTTGAAGGACTAGATCCTATCACTGAAAATTACATTCGTAACATGAGGGCGAATGGTGAAACGTTAAATAAAAATCCTCGTATAATAATGTCAACAATACACGGAGCGAAAGGAGGAGAAGCTGACAAAGTTTTATTGATGCAAGACATAACAAACGCAGCTCTTGAAACATTTAGTTATGACCCGGATGAATTACATAGATTATTTTATACCGGGGCGACGAGAGCGAAACGCGAATTGCATGTTTTGGACCCAAGAGATTTTGATAAGGCTTACATACTATGACACATAAAGATTTATTTAAAGGAGCAAACTATGATTCATTAGAAAAACAGGTGGGCGGAAAACACTATAAAAGTATGAAGATTCAGCCAGCACATTTCATAAACGAAAACAAGTTGCTTTTTGCGGAGGGCAACGCTATAAAGTACATCTGTAGACACAACTTAAAAGGGAAAGAAGAGGACGTGAGAAAAGCTATTCATTACCTGGAAATGATACTAGAGAGAGACTATTCGTGAGGAGCACACAAATTCCTTTATTCACACCACAAACTGAATGGGTCATGCCGGAAGAATTAAAAGATCTGCGCGGAGCCAAAGAAATAGCAATTGATTTAGAGACTAATGATCCACATTTAAAAGAGCTCGGATCGGGGAACGTGGTTGGAAAAGGGCACATTGCAGGCATTGCGGTGGCCGTAGAAGGCTGGTCAGGGTATTTCCCTATACATCACGAGTCAGGTGGTAATATGGACAAAAAATTGGTCCTTTCATGGCTACAAGATGTTTGTAATCAAGAGAATACTACCTTCATATTTCACAATGCTATGTATGATATTTGTTGGTTAAGATCTTCAGGTATAAAAGTTAAAGGTAAGATAGTTGATACTATGATAGCAGCGTCTTTGATTGATGAGAATAGAATGTCTTATCAATTAAATACACTAGCAAGATTTTATGTAGGCATAGGTAAAGATGAAAACATTTTAAATGCTGCAGCAAAAGAATATGGAATAGATCCTAAAAAAGATTTATGGAGACTACCACCAATGTTTGTTGGACAGTATGCAGAACGTGATGCAGAGTCTACACTTAAACTTTGGAAAAGATTAGAGACAGAATTATATCAACAAGAGTTGTGGGACGTATTTAATTTAGAAACAAAATTATTTCCTTGTTTAATTGATATGAGATTCAAAGGCGTAAGAGTTGATTTAGAGAAAGCAGATAATATTAAAAAATCTTTGATGCACAAGGAGTCAAAAATATTACAGAATATCAAGGCTTTAACAGGAATTGACATAGAAATTATGGCAGCACGTAGCATCGCAAAAGCATTCGACAAATTAAAACTTCCATATGATAGAACAGAAAAAAGTAAAGAGCCAAGCTTTACAAAAAACTTTTTACAAAATCATCCACATGAATTACCAAAAGCAATTGCTGAAGCAAGAGAGATAAACAAAGCTCACAGTACATTCATAGACTCAATAACTAAACATGCAGTTGATGGTAGAATACATGCAGACATAAATCAAATAAGGTCAGACCAAGGTGGTACAGTCACCGGTAGATTTAGTATGTCAAATCCAAACTTGCAGCAGATACCTGCAAGACATCCAGAACTAGGACCAATGATTAGATCTATATTTATACCAGAAGAAAAACATACCTGGGGATCATTTGATTACTCACAACAAGAACCTAGAATTTTAGTACACTATGCAAAACTACAAAATTTAAATGGTGTTGATGAAATTGTAGATGCATACAATGCAGGAGATGCAGACTTTCACCAAGTTGTTGCAGATATGGCAGGCATTGAACGTAAGCAGGCCAAAACAATTAACTTAGGTTTAATGTATGGTATGGGTAAAAATAAATTAATGGCAGAGTTGGGACTAATGAAAGATTCTGCAGAAAAATTGATAAAACAATATCATACTAAAGCACCTTTTGTAAAACAGTTAATGGACAATGTATCTCGTAAAGCAAATGATCGTGGTAAGATTAGAACTTTATTAGGTAGAGCATGTCATTTTGATTTATGGCAGCCGGTGCAGTTTGGAGTTTTTAAACCTTTACCATTAGAACAAGCACGAAAAGAATATGATGAACCGTTGAAGCGTGCATTTACATACAAAGCTTTAAATAAATTAATACAAGGTAGTGCGGCAGACATGACAAAAAAATCTATGGTAGCACTTTATGAAAATGGTATAATACCTCACATTCAAATTCACGATGAAGTAGATATTTCAGTGGAGTCGAATGAAAAGGCAGAGAAAATAATTGAGATTATGGAATCTGCTGTTGAATTAAAAGTCCCTAACAAAGTAGATTATGAATATGGGGACAACTGGGGCGAAATTAAACCATGGCTTACTTAAATGCAAACATACCAATTATAGAATGTTACGTTCGAGGTAACTATTTAAGAGATCAAAAAGATTCACACGATAAATATTTTGAAGTAGGAGTATTTGGTTTTAGTTCTATACCAAATAGAGTGCCGCTGTTTCATTTCTTAATGGAAGATGGTGGCTTATGGTGGAGAGCTCCTATCACTGCGTTCTGCACTAAACCAGGAGTAAAAGAGCTGCCACTTGATGAAGTAGTTATGTGGGATAGTTTTAGTTACAATGTAAGTGTCACAACTTTCTATGAAATTGCAGGATGCACAATGGAATATACATCTAGACGTAAAGTAAAAAGAAGAGGTAAGTATCTTTTTACAATAGACTGGTGCGCAGGAGACTTTAATGAATTAAATTTTGGGTACGCAGAGAAACCGGACCAACATAAATGTGGTCATGTAATTGAATTAGAAGATGGAAACTATGCAATACAGCCAAATAATAGATTAAAAATTTATGATCCATCTATGGGAGTGGACCCAAACAAAACCTTGATTAACAGACTTGTAACAAGTAAAATATACTCCGTAGAAAATTCAGCTAAGTGGATTACCGATGAACACGAACAAGGTAGCTATGATTATAAGCTGAAAAACTTAGAGGAGGATAAAAATGATTGATAAAATTAAAAAAATTATCTTATGGCCATTCAAAAAAATAAGAGAATGGTGGCATACTTGGGGATAGTAAATGAATATAGTAGATCTGTTAAAAAAAAATATAGTAATGGTTCCGATAGTGGCCTCAGTTTTAGTGGGGACATTTACAGGTGTCCGTTATGTTGTTAATCTTACAGATACTATTAATGCATCTGAGCAAGAAATTATAAATCTCGAACGAGATCTCAAACAAGCTCAAAAAAATATATCAGAAATAAATACAAGACTGTCTTCTGCTGAAGCGACGTGGCAAATGGCAGAAAATTTATATAGACAATTAGCAGATGAAGTTAGACAGCAGGCTTATGATATTAAGGATTTAAGCAGATAGGATTTATGAATTATGGAGATAGCCAGGATGAATTATTATTTTACAGGAGCATTAATTATTTTGTTTGTCATTCTATGTTTCATGGAACCTGCGTATCCTAGAAATGAGTATCTCAATGATGGTACTAATACTTGTAGTACTGGCGATCTTAGCTTATCAATCGAACAAAGAGACTCGGAGTCTAGGTATCGACACTATAATCCTGACAATAATTATAGCAGCCCTTCTGATGATCAATCAATAAGACTTACCTGGAGAAAATATTTAGGTTCTGCCTGCACAAAAGAATTTAGACAAGTACAAACAGAAAATGCACAATTAAAACAGCAGTTAGAGCTGATGAAAATGTGTGGAAAAGTCAACAATAACCCCACTATTCAACGTAATCCTAACTTCGCATTGCTAGTACAAAAATGTTCTGGTATAATCATTCCTGAAAACAAGAGACCCGAAGGCAGTTATTGGGATGTAAAAAAAGATAATTACAAAAAAGAAAATCCTAATATTAAACTTATGGGCGACAAGTTTATAGGACCAAATGAATAAAAAACCATTAACAATATCTGAAGAGGCTAAAGTACAAATGCCGATGAAGACGGTTGCCTCTTTAATTTGTATGGTGGCTATCGGAACGTGGGCATATTTTGGTATCAATGAGAAGCTCAACCAACACAGCACAAAATTAGAATTGTTTGAAAAAGATTTACAACACAACACAGAATTTAGAATTAAATATCCACGTGGAGAATTAGGTCAATCAAGTGGGGAAGCAGAGCTCTTCATGTTGGTGGAGCATATCGCAGGATTATTAGAAGAGATAGAAGAAGAGGTAAAGAGCATGAGAAACAATGCAGTTAATATAGAATTCTTACAAGAAAGAACAAAGAAGCTTACAGAAGATGTAGAAAAGTTAATTAGAAATGGGAGTGAACACTAATGATAGAAATGGTTTTTGCACTTTTGTTAATACACGACCATAAAATTATAGAACACCGTTATCACAAGTCCTTATCTAGTTGTATGAAAGCCAGACGTTATGCTATGAACGACAGAGATCCTGAAGGCAGAGTCGTTTTTAAGTGTATACAATCGAAGGCAAATGTGGAAGTATATATGGGAGAGAAAAAAATAACTTCTCTCATATTACAATGACAAGAAAAACTTTTAAATTTAATGCAGAAGTAGTTACTGGCAACTGCCCAACTTGTGATGAACTTACAATGTTAGTTGGTATCTCAAAAGAATATTACAGATGTATGAATTGTGGAGCAGATCTTGAACAACATGTAAACGGAGTTATAAAATATTTACCAACCGTTATTGCCCCAAAAGGTGCTAAACCATTTGTAAGAGAGTGGCGAGACGACGATGGCAAAAGTTAAGTTTACACATTTTATACCACGGGATAAGCCTAAGAAGAGGCCCAGACGTCATAAGAAAAATTTATCAAAAGGTGAAGCAAGAGATTTTAAAAAATATAATCGACAAGGTCGGTAATGAAATTTGTATTAATATTAATTATGTGCTCAGGAATGAGTGGTCAATGTATAGATCCGTACCAATGGCCTGGTGAATTTGATTCTATGTATAACTGTTTACAAACAGGGTACATGGAAGCTTCCAAAAAATTAGAAGAAATGGGTCCTGATACTGTTAATAAAATATATGCTCACATTAAGTTTTATTGTCAGCCTGTAAATGAAATTTAACTCTCTTTGGTGGGGCTACCTTGGTAGGTCACCCACAAGCTTTCCCGAAGCGTCCAAGCATCTATTTGTATAGAGATTTGGTCGGTACTCACAACCACTTCCGGTGTCTTCAGCCACTAGGCCGTAACCCTCCGGTCCTGTGCATTACACCCGCTTAAGCGTTGTTCTGCCACAAAGATTAATTAAGTTGCAACTTAATTAATTGAGTTGGAGACTATATAGGATTTTCTGTTGTAATTGTCAACCCTTAAAATAAAAAAAATGTCTGCCCGTCCCAAGAAAGGGACGAACAAACAAAAGGTGTGAGAAGAGACTTTCTTTCTATATTAAAAAAATAATACTTGCAAATTATTTATTTTATCATATATTCCCATAAATAATAACAATAACAAGAAAGGAAGTATGAGAGATAAAACTTACAGCATCAAGTGTGATGTGTATGAAAAAGAAGGTTCAGGAGGTGAGAGAGTATTTGAAGTAATGGAAACTTTTAATCTACCTGAAATAAAACCAGGTACCATATGGCGTGTTAAAGAAGATCAAAACGTTATAGACTGGATAACGCATGCAATACAAGGTAGTGAAAATTACCCTGGAAATATTTTAAATGGTAGAGATATTGATGTTAAACTTGTTCATGCATACACTACTAAAAGAGTAAAAGTGGTGGACGGTATAGCGCTTCGTAATTCAGATTATGGTGTTTTAGAAGTAAGACACGATCACGCAGGAGCATTTAGTAATCTGTACGACATATCAGAAAGTATCAACAGTGTTGCTCACACTATAGAAGAAAATGGAAAGGACTCACAACATGGCTGATCCAGCTAAATATAAATCTCTATCAGTTCCACGCGAGGATTGGGAGACACTTGGCCAATTGGCTAATAAAACAAATAGAACCAGATCTAAGATGATTGGTAGATTAATCAGATTTTTTATGGACAACAAAGGTGGTAAATCAAATGGCAAAGCTAATAAAAATAGCTGAACATAAATGCATTTGTCCAACATGTGATGGCAACGGTTATATAAGAGTTGCCAACGGTGATACTTCAAAAGACTTTAGAAAAAATAGTGAGGTACACCAATGTTGGGATTGTGATTCATCAGGTGAGTTAGAGATAGTAGAACCCACGTTTGAAGAATTAGAAAAAATGTCTGAGCAAAAGACGAGGCTGCAGTGAATAAGAATCCTGTAGCCAAAGAACTTAGAACACCAAAATATAAATCAAAGAAAGTAGAATCTAAAAAGAAATATAATAGAAAAAGAAAAATTTCTGGATACTATTTTGACGGTAAAAAATTGGAGACACTCTACGATGACAGAGACTGACATAGCTTATATCGCTGGCTTATTTGATGGCGAAGGTCACATACAATACAAACAATACATGAGAAAAAGATCTCATAATAAAAAAGCATATCCTACCTGGAGTATAAGAATGGAAATGGCCATGACGGACGAGTCTGTTTTACGTTGGGTCCATGAAGTATTGGGTGTTGGTACAGTTGGAGAGAAAAGATATAAAACTCCTTATGCTGTCGGTTGGAAAAAACAATGGCGTTGGCGTTGTCAGTTTAGAGATGCTTATCAAGTAGCAAGACTATTCTGGCCCTATGCTCACGTAAAGATGGAAGGTATACAAAAAATTATAGATCATTATGGAGAACACAAAGTAATGAATGGTAATGTAGTAGATCTTCAACATTATAAATTATGGATGAGTGTAGAATGAGTATAAATTGTCCACACTGTAAAAGTAAAAATTTAGAGTATTACCCGGATGTAGATAATGCTAGTTGGGTTAGACATATCTATGTTCAAACTGACAATGGTTGGGAAATAAAAGTTACTTGTGATGCTGACAAGGATGTGAAGACCATACAAACAAATAAAATATATCATGAAGATATGATGCCTTTTATGTATTGTAAAGATTGCACCGCTGAAATTGATGGGAGAGATGTATGACAGCTTTACATGGAGTAGGATTTTTAGCTATTGGTTTACTGGGGATAGTTATAGGTGGTTTTGTAGCCTGGTATATTATTAATAAAGTTGAGGAGGATGATGAAAAAAAATAATAGTTATAGATACCCAAAGACCGTACGTGAAATGGTCGAGGGACAAAGACATTATGTATTGAATGAAGAAAAGTTACCGTCGGTGACTACAATACTATCCGCTACGCAATCGGACGAGAAGCGCGAATCGCTGGCGAAGTGGCGCGAACGGGTAGGAGAGGCTGAAGCAACGCGGATCGTGGATTCTGCGGGCGCGAGAGGGACAGCAATGCATAAAATTCTTGAGAAGTATATTTTAGAAGAAGGTTATGTAGATCAAACAACAGTGGGTAAACAAGCTCACAATATGGCCATCCAAGTTATACAAAGTGGATTATCAAATGTTACAGAATATTATGGCACTGAATGTACCTTATATTATCCTGGATTGTACGCAGGTCAAACAGATCTGGTTGGTATACACAAAAATCAGGATGCAATTATAGACTTCAAACAAACCAACAAACCAAAAAAGAGGGAGTGGATTGATGATTACTTCCTGCAGCTGAGTGCTTATGCAATGGCCCACAACATATTATTTAAAACACAAATAAGTAAAGGTGTGATTATGATGTGTAGTGCTGATAACTTTTACCAGGAATTTGTTGTTGAGGGTGAAGAATTTCAAAAATATAAACATAACTTTTTAAGGAGGGTAGATGAGTATTATAGACATCGAAATGAGAAGACTGGATAATATAAATAAGATGTATCAAAAAACCGGTGGTGAAGTAAAAGAAATGTGGAGAAAAAAATGGTACGAATTAGCAAAACATATAGGAGGGAAGATAGAACATGAGTCTAAGACTAAGGGACCTGCAGCAGATACTAGACAAATTCAGTAACGGTAACAAAGGTACAGCTATATCTGATTGTTTCATTTACATGGAAACAGACAATGGACAACTTGCTGAAGTAGGTAAAATAGAATTACAAGAAAGTAGATTAATAGGTAAGGCAAATAGTTCTGCTGCCTGGCGTGTTGTTTTAAAACAAGACAAAAAATTTATTAGTTTACAATCTACCACGTATAAGCAATGACAGAATCCATGATGGATAAAGGCGCCAAGGGTGTCCAAAGCGAGAGTGGAGGGCACCTTCAATTGGTCAAGTATCCTGACGTAGATTTAAGAATAATAAGTCAGGGCGTTACTTTTCCACTAGAGGATAGCAACAAGAGACTTATAAAATTTATGGTAAAAGCTATGTACAATAATCACGGCGTGGGTTTGGCAGCTGTACAAGTAGGTTATCATAGAAGAATTTTTGTGATGGACTGCACCAGGAGTCAAAATAATCCTGAAGTATTTATAAATCCTGATATTGTAGAGAGGTCTGATGAAACCCTCACTGATTACGAGGGCTGCTTATCAGCACCAGGCAAACAAGCACCAGTAAAAAGAAACCTTAGAATTGTTCTAAAGTACCAGAATGATAAAGGTGAAGAGCAAAGAAAAACATTTTATAACTTAAGTGCTCGCTGCATACAGCACGAGATAGATCATTTAAATGGCAAGTTATGTATAGATTATGACAAAAAAAGTAACAATAGTAGGAACAGCGATAACCCCGAAGCAATGGTCGAATCTGATTTTAGAATTAAATCTGATTCGTAAACAATGGAAGCCATACGCTACCTTTGAATTACAAGGTAAGGGAGTTAAGAAAATTGTGAATAATGGCACAAATGTGGCTAGTGTAAATTTTCACAAGAAGATGACAGATTAGAATCATTCTAATCTGTGCCATGTATAGTGGAATTCTGGAGTAAAATTATTTTTTTAAAAGTAAAAAAAACCTCTGGCACACTTGGCACAGGGTAAAATTGAGCTATTAGTGTTGGTATATATAGCTAATAGGTGTGCCAACCCCCTTGGCACAGCATGGCACAGTCAAAAAGCTATATTCCACGTAACAAATTTACTACTGTATTCGACGCGCGCGACCTTTTTTTTATTTTTAAAAACTTTTTTGCTCAAAATCTCCCCTTATAGTATAAGATTCGAATGCCAAGACGTCCAAAAAAATCAAAATACAAATCTGTTGTGATTAAGAAGAAGAGATATTACTTCTACAAAATTACGTGGCTGGACATCACGGGTGATGCCGGGCACGCAGACTTACATACAGCAGAAGGTTTTATGCCATCAATAATGGTAACTCATGCATATATTTTAAGTAAAGATAAAAAAAATGTTAGAACTTTTGCAAGCTATGAAATAAATGATGAGCTCTTTTCTGATAGAAATGTATTTCCAATTGGATGTATAGTTAAAATGGAAAAAATAAATGAAAAATAAAACCTTGACTAAGAATATGCCTAACGTAAAATGGGATCAACTTCCGCCAAGGAAGGGACCAAATCCACAAGGGAGGATATATGGAAATAATAAAAAATATGGTGCTACGATTTCACGAAAAGTATTGCCAAATAAACGAAATGACTAACAGAGTTCAAGGTATTACTTTGATTCTGATTCTTTTGGTTCTGATCGCTCAGTAACATCTTTAACATCTTCTTCATACATACTATCAAGTCTATCTTGTAGTTCTTTAGGAGATAATTTATCTAAGTCCAGGTTGGCGTTTATATTTACTTGTCTATCAACGTAAAGGCCGCCAACTTGGCCTCTGTTTTTTTCTGCATTAATTGCAGCAGACATTTGTTTTGCTTTTCTTGCTTCTTCTCTGAGTCTTGCCATCTCTTGTAGGTGACTTTGAAAATTAATTCCGTATTTTTCTTTGGCTTCTTCTCTCAATTCATTTATTAGAGCTGCTACCAATGGATATATTTTTGGATTACGTAATTCAGATGCTGCTTGTCTTGGTCTAGTTTTATATCCTGATTCAAATGCACACTCAGCAGGACTTTTTCTACCAACCTCGTACACCAATAGGTTTGCAAACTTGATCTGATTCTCAGTTAATGTAGGTTTTTTAGGCATGTTTGACTTTTAATCTATGTACGACTATAAGTCAACATTGAGTACGATGTACTATGAAACCAGAGTCAAAATTTTGGAAGTTAGTTAAGAAAAATACACCTAAAATTCAGTGGACCAGGCTGGAATCTTGGGCATCCTATGGTGTGCCTGATCTTCTTGGATACCATGATACGTGCGGATTTTTTATGGTTGAACTCAAAGTAATTAGAAGCAACAAAATTAGTTTTAGTCCACATCAAAAATTATTTCATCTCACTCGTACAAATCGTAACTTTATCCTAGTACAGCAGCCTTCCCTTAACCTCGTAAAACTTTACGAGAGTAAGTTGATCCCCGGTCTGCTTGTAGACCACCGTGAAACACCTTCCCTCGCAATCAACGATTGGGACCACATTCAACGTTGCTTGCTCGCTTCCTCGTCAGACGCTTGATTGTTCTCCGGCTCGTTGCTCGTGGGCCCACCCGCCCGCCTGTTCGCTTCTTCAATATCGTTATGTGGAACGGTTTCCTGGATTGCTCGCTCGCTCGCTCGCTTGTCGGCTTGTTCTCTCAGAAATTTTTTTCTAATTTCTTTCATTTCTTTCCAATACTTAGGAGATCTGTACATATTTTTTTAGATGCTCGTGGGCTTGTTCGTCGTCTTTAAATACTTTGCATGTGTCGCAGCGCTCTGTGTGTGGTTCGTGATAAGGGTCATCCGGATCTATTAAGCCGCTTGAAATTACGTCTGTATAATATCCTAAGCCGTCGCAATCTTTACAATTATTTTTTTTCATTTTAATGTCCAAGGTAAGCAATATTATGAATATCTTTATCCCAGCAAGCCCTGCAATCTTCGCAGCTGTTGCCCTGCTTAGGCGCCGGACAATTCGCGGCGCTCGGGTCTGTAACCACGGTTGAACAATTGGGCCAACTGTTGGCGGCTGCCTGGTTAACCATCGGCATTGAAAAACGTATAATTAAATTTTTCGGCGCGGCGTGTAAATATTCTTTTGTCCATGCTTCGCGCGTCGGCATCCAGTGTTGAACTGTAGGCGTTGCAGCACAAACTTTATAGATCTTGAATAAGTGCTCCAGGTCCTGGACGTCTCCGGAATCGTGCCATCTAAAAAATTTTGTTTTTTTACCGTTGATCTGTTGCGCCATAGCCTGGACCCATAACGGATGTCTAATTGCTTTTAGTCTTTTATACTGTGCATCTTGCACAACTTTGAAAACGTAACAACCTTTTAAAGCATAGCAATCGTAACACGTTGAGCCCTTGACCTGTTGTAATTTTTTGCCGGTCTTGCATTCTTTAGCCGGCAGGCCGTAAGCGAATCCCGGCATTTTTGAAGGCTTGCTTAGGCTGCCTGTTATTTCTTTTGCTTTCTCAATTCTCATAATATCCCATAATAATTATTTATTCTCACTTGTCAACTTTTATTTTTTTTTTCT